TGAAAAAATTAGCTCTTATATTATAGGGGTTATTATGAACCATACTCTTTTTCTTATAAGCGCACTACCGTGTTATATATTTCCTATGATGACTTCTGTCGATAAATATACTGCATATCGCATCATGCAAAAAACCAATGCATATACTATTAAAAATAAAACCATTAAAACTGATGATGGTTTCATCTATTTTCCTTATGAAAATACCATGGTCTATGTTAAGTATAATACTCATAAAATAGATCGTAATACCACCTGTAAATATCCTTGTACTATGTATCCAAAAAGATCAATATTACGACCTAAAGTATCTACACTTGAATCTCAAAAGTAATTATGCTATATCTCCTAATGACCGTAGGTGCCTCGTCAACGCATATCTTTTGGCTGTATGAGTTTCGCCCACTCGCATTGGCTCTACTTCGCACATGCTTCGTAGAGCACGGCTGTATAAAGTCTCGCCAACTTACCGTGTGTTTTTTATTAAATACTTAGCGTAAGGATGTTGTATGCCGATTACAACTACAAGTATCCTTCCTGCGCCTAAACTTAATGGGCGCATTAAATCTTCTCTGATAGACTTGGAAGCCGTAGTGGCAATAAGCTAACCGGTAACAAGGGGCAAGATTATGGTAACGGAAAACATAATAATAAGACTTTTAAAGAAAGCAGCTATAGATAAGACAAGAATTATACCTTTATGTCATCCTGATACAAGGTTTTATAAGGGAAAAAAGATTGGTTATGTTAGATGTTTTCGTTGTTATCCTAATCAGCCTGAACGTAGCAAGCGAGAAGACTCACAGAAATGTGAGATGCGGTGCTCTGAACATTGTGGAAACACAGTGAGGGAAGCTCAATAAACTTCCTCGCCTTGATAGACTCTACTAGATTCTATTGAGGTCACAAAAGTAACAGATTGGTTCAACAAAGTTTCAGCTATAAATTACTTTCAGTTCCGGTTCCTAATATGATCCATAAGATCCCGGCTGAACGTAAAACTATGCCTAGAAACGGTGGTCGAATACTGCGCATGAGAAGGTATAATCCATTACCGACGGCATTAGTGCCTTTAGGTAATACCGGTGTTACACCACCAAGTGTTGCACTCACTGCTGTGGATATTGACGCGACCATTTCATTTTATGGTCAATACATACAGCTCAATGAACAAGTGACGCTTCCTGATTTTGAGGTGTCAATAAACTAAAGGTGATTACTGGGAAAGCCTAAGTCTGAGGATCAGATATGGTAACCCGAGGCAAGTGGCCAGTATTTTTATAAGAATGAGTACGGATATGCAAACTGCGCATTTCATCCATCAAACGTTGCCTTTTTTCTCTGACTTCTATTGGGAGATTAGGAACTCCTTGTTGACCCTTAGGGGCTCCGTTTTTTGTATAGGTGGATCGCATTTCAAGCATTATTTCTACTTGACGACGTTTATCAAGCATATATGGAAGTATAAGTTCACAAAGATGGGTAAGTTGTTCTCCGCTTATAGTCCAAACATACGCCTGTTTTCTAGAACGAATATCGTGTTGTTTTTTAGTACGCTTATTAACCAATCCACCAAATGTATTTTGAAGCCATTCTATCATCTTTGTTCCGGTATTGGTTATTTGCATATTTGTTTGATAATAGGGAAGTTTAGTAATTGGATTGCAACTAAAATTTCCAATATATATACTACCTTCTCCTTCAATAAGTCCCGCAAGAAATGCGATATCTCTTTCTTCGTATTCTTGTCGTCTATAAGTAAGTCGGTTACTCATTTTATATCCTTTGTTTTGTATGGTAATAGTACAATTCAGAATAACATATTTGCTTCACAGCCGCAACGACTAAGCCCTTTAGATAACAGAAATGTTATAAGCGATAGTCTGAACCATAGCGAAAGTTATGGAGGAGGGAATAACAAGACCTCCCGCCAAAATGAAAATATTTTGGTCACAAAAGTAACAGATAATTACAAATTGTCAAAATCAAGATCCAGCATTAAATCAAGCAGCAGAAAGGTTAGGTGTTTCACTCCGTTAAATTTGGCGGAGTATAAATCTTTGGTAATTGACTTGGAAGCCTACGGGAAACTATGGCGACAAGGCGCAAGTTTAAATACAGCGTGAGAGATCAAACCCAGAGACTCGAAAGAGATGTGATGATCCGAACAAGGCAACGAAAGGCCTTGAGATATGCAGAAATGACATATCCCTCGCAAGAGAGTAACAACTGCAAACCGAAGACGAATTAACTCGTAATATGCTAGCCGCTACTGCAGCAGCTATTAACTGTGTTGGTGGTGTGAATGGTGATAACCCTAAATTTTGTGGGGTTGTAAAATCTCTAGTAATTGACTTGGAAGCCGAAGCGTAAGAGCCGGTAACAAGGGGCAAGTTTAAATACAGCCTGATCGACTAAACCTAGAGACCTCTTAAAAGAGGATGTGATAGTCAGATCCACATACGATAAGATGTGGAGGAGGGAATAACAAGACCTCCCGCCTAGCAATAGGTCAAAAAAGTAACAGGTTGACCGAAATTACTCGTGTCGATGTTGATGAAGTAGTGCGTGTTCTTTTGAATAATAATGCGTATACCATACTTGATAACATTGAGGGTGAAGACCGTTTTGGTACTGCTCCTGTTCGTGATGCATACTTTGCATTATGTTCAACCCAATTAACGGGTGATCTTGATGCGGTTGCTGGATTTATTCATAAGAATAACTATCCATCTCCTATGAATGCATTGCGTTCTGAATGGGGTTCTATAGGTAACTTGAGATTCCTTGTTTCATCTATAGGATCTGTTACTCCTAATGCGTCTGCTAATGGTAATGATGTATTCAATATATTCTGTGTGGGTATGGAAGCATATGCATGCATAGAACAAGATGGCTACAGTGCTCAATTTATCTATCGCCCTCCTATATATGATAGTCCATTAGCACTGAACGCATCTGTTGGATATAAATTTGCCGAAGTTCCTCGAATTCTTAACGATGCGTGGGTAATTAACCTACGTGCAACAAGAGCATAAGGAGACGACTATGGCATATGATACTATATTAGAACAAGGTCGTTTCGTATCTACTGGTGCAAACGTAACGTTAAGTCTTAGACAAGGCGTTGATTGGATTAGAGTATATAATACGACTGCTGCTGCTCAAGCTGCTGCTGACTTGGCATATGAATTCTACTGGCAACGTGGCATGGCTACTACTGGACAACTTGGTCTCTTTTGGACAAAGTTGGGTACCGTAGCTAATGATCCTGTTACGGTAGGACAATTTGCTGCAGGTGCTGGATTTATATTAGTAGATTCATCAATTGTTACACCAAGTATTGCTAATGCGTTAACAGCAATTACTGCTGCTAACCCTCCGGTGGTAACAACAGCTGCAACTCTTCCTGCAGTTGGAAGTATTGTTCGCTTTGAAGATCTTGATAACCAACCCCAAATAGCTGGCATTGATTTCACCGTAACTGCTATTGGTGGTGGTAACTTTACCATTGGTAATATTAACCTTACCAACTCAACGGCAAGTACTGCAGGATTCTGGAGACTTATTCCGTTTGATGCAATGTTCTATCCTCGCAAGAGATATATTACATGGGTTGAAAACGCAGTAAATCCAAAAGTATACATGTCTGTTACTCATGGATTTACCGTAGGTCAACAAGTGCGCCTTGTATTCCCAGGTGGCCCAGTAATTTGGGAAAACTATGCAGCTCTTGATGGTGTGACTGCGACTATTATTGCAATTAACGTAGCTCGTGCAGGTAACGAACCTAATAACGGTGGTGTTGCTAACAATATTCAATTGAATATTGATACGTCAACCTTCGGTGCATGGAACGTATTTGGTGCTGCTAATAACGAGGCGTATCCTGATGCTGGAGCTGTACCATTTAGTCCTGCTCAGGTCATTCCTATGGGTGAAGATACTGGCTTTGCATTGACTGCCGGTGCTGATATCTTAGCTGATGCTACACGAAATACTGCTATTACAGGTATTACATTAGTTGGTGGTGCTGCAGGTCCTGCAGGTGCTGCTGCTGATATAATATTCTGGGTTGCTGGTAAATCTTTTGCAGTGAATAATTAAGAATAAAAATTGTTATCCGTTGTGGTAACAGGCTATATTTTTTCATATCCCCGGGTTTATCTCGGGGATATATATAAGGGGAAATGATGACAGAGCTTGAAAACGTTCAAAAAAATAATAAGAAACCAATACCTTCTTCTAAAAAAGAGAGAGATGATGAGTATGTTAAGGATCATCAAATGGTTCGTGGCATATTTAGGTTTCATGAAGTTCCAGGAGGCGTAATGAGTTTTGTGTATAAAAAGTACAAAGGAGATGAAGTGCTTTTTTATACCTTAAACGATGGGCAAGTATATTCATTACCACTTATGGTTGCTAAGCACCTTAATAAAAATTGTTGGTATCCTGTCCATGACTATGAACTTGATGAACAGGGTAAGTTTACGAATAATTATCGTATATCAAAGAAAGTTCGCCGTTGCAGTTTTCAAAGCTTAGAGTTTGTTGATGAAGATGATATTAATCCTGTAGGTGAAGCTACTGTTTATACTGCTCAGTCTATAGGAAGTTAAAGGAAGAATATGCCGGTACCTAATGGATTTGCATATCAAAATCCTACCTACCAACCTGCTATGAGGCTTATTACTGCTATTTCAAACTTTTTTCCTGCTTCTGTAACTACCAGCTTTGATCATAATTATGAAACTGGTGATATTGTACGACTTTTTATTCCTGAAGGTTGGGGTATGCAACAGGCTGACCAACAAGTTGGCACTATTACGGTGACCGGCTCCACTACTTTTGATATAGATATTGATACGTATAACTATGACCCTTTTGTTATTCCACCTGATCCATCGCCATTTATTATATCTGTGGCACAAGTTATACCTATTGGAGAAGTAAATAGTAAATTGACACAATCTACGCGAAATGTTTTAGGAGATTAGATGGCAGATAGTACACTCAATGCTGTGCGGGTCAAGGTTCGTAGATTAACCAGGTCTCCTTCAGACGCACAAATTACCGATGCTCAAATAGATGAGTATATAAATACGTTTGTCCAATATGATTTTCCTGAACATTTACGATTATTTAATTTACGTCAAACGTTTACGTTTTATACATCAGCAAATATAGATACCTATACTACTAATAGTGTTCCAGGAGATCCATTAGATGATTTTAAGCAAATATATCTAACAGTGCATGATCCTGTCTATGTAGCTGGCTATCAAGTACAACTTTCTCAAAACAGAAATGAATTCTTTGGATGGTGGCCTTTTAATAACGATATACGACAAGTTGGTACCGGAGACGGAGTAACGTTTACATTTACAGGAACGTTGCCCGCTATACCTATTTTAAGAAATTATGTAACGTTTACTGCAATAAATGCTAATAATGTAAGCTTTAATCTCCATGATGATGGCAATGGAAACATTGTTGGTGACGTTGGTGTTGGTCCTAATATAATCGATTATATTACCGGTATATTCGTTATTACGTTTGCATCACCTCCAGCACAAAGTCAACCAATATGGGCAGAAACAGTACCTTATCAAGCATCACGACCAACCTCAATGCTATTCTTTCAAGATACATTTACGCTCAGACCAGTTCCTGATAAAGGATATCCTGTGCAGTTCGAAGTCTATCGTCGACCTACTGAACTTTTAGCTATCAACCAATCTCCAGAACTTCAAGAATGGTGGCAATATATAGCCTACGGTGCTGCTAAAAAAGTATTTGAAGATAGATCTGATAGCGACAGTGTTGATCAGATAATGCCTGAATTTAAGCAACAAGAAAATTTAATATTACGACGTACTATTGTACAGCAAACTAAAGAAAGAACTGCAACTATCTATGTTGATGCGTTGCAAGGTGTTAATGCAAGTTATAATTGGGGTCAAGGTGGATTCTAATACTAATAGGATAAAAAATGCCGTACAATAACTTAATTCCACAGCCAACTGACCAACTTAATCAATCGCAGAATGATATTTTAAATAACTTTATAGAAATAGATAACTTTGTGAATACTGACCATGGACCCTTTAATGGTGTTACACAAGGTATGCATGTAAAAGTTTCGTTGCCTAGTGGACCAAATCCTCCTACTAACCCTTTTGCTGCAAATGCAAATGGATTTTTTTGTGCTGCAGGTGGCCATGTACCAGGAATACGTCAAACATATGGAAGAATTCAAGTCCAAGGTCCAGCAAATAGGAATATTCCTTTTACTGAATCTATATTAGCAACCAATGCGGCACCTGTTGCTAATGCAACGGGATGGACCTATTTACCATCAGGTATTTTACTTAAGTGGGGAATATTTAACGTTCCTAATGGTGGTCCTACAAACCTTAATGTGAATGCGGGTGCAACTTTCGGTCCTAACTATACTCAGATATTTAATGTTCAAGCAACCGGATTCACCTCATTTGCAACCGGATCTATTACCGTTACTTTTGCGGCAATTCCCAATATATCGTTTACCAATACTACTGGTGGTGCTCGAAATACGTATTGGCTTACTATAGGAATATAATATGGCACAACGGTTTCTGATTGCTCCGATGAATGAAGGTCTACGGACTGACATGCCGCCATGGCTTATACCAGAAAATGCATTTACTCGTCTCGAGAATGCCTACATTTTTCGTGGTAAAGTAACCAAAAGACATGGCTCTATTCTTATGGGCTCCGGAGCGTCATCAACCGCAACTGCTCCACTTTTGTCTCGATTACGCGCAAGCTTAGGTGCGTATGCACCTGGAGCTGTGGCAACACCGATACCTGTTGCTGTTGGACAACAATTTTCTGTGGGTGATACGATACTTACGGTAATAAATGCAGGCATTGGACAAGCATTACTTACTACAGGAACTATAACTGCAACCGTTACCGGAGCTTCTCAAGTTACTTTTGTAGGCGCGGGGGCTGGAACACTTTTCTTTTATCCCGGTTTACCGGTTATGGGAATATGTAATTATGAAGTTGGCTCTATTAATAATCAGCCAACTATAGCTTTTGACACTCGATTTGCATATCAGTTTGTAACAACCGCGTGGACGAGAATAGGTACCGCTGTCTGGGTTGGTGATAATAGAGATTATTTCCAGACCGCAAATTGGCAAGGATTAGATGACTTCTTAACGCTTTTATTCGCAACAAACTTTAATGCAGGAGTGAATGTTGCTCCTAATGCTGCAACTGATGACCCGATACGTTTTTGGAATGGAACTGCGTGGACTGATTTTAAGGCAGTTAACGTAGCACCCGGTGCTGGTAGTAGTGGTGTTATATTAGCTGATGGATCCTATATAACGACAGCTAGAATAATAGTTCCATTTCATGGAAGATTAGTATTTCTCAATGTCATAGAAACTCACGATCCTACAGTTACCAATATTAATAGACAATTTCAATTTAGAGCACGCTATTCTTGGTTTGGAAATCCTCTGAGTCCACGTGCATTTTTAGAGCCCAATGTTACCTTTATGGGTAATATTTGGGGTGGCGGTGGATTTATTGATGCGCCAACTAAAGAAGAAATAACCGGTGCTGAGTTTATTAAAGATAGACTTATTGTCTACTTTGAACGTTCAACGTGGGAATTAGTTTATACCGGTAACCAAGTACGTCCTTTTGTGTGGCAACAGTTAAACACTGAACTTGGAGGACTTACTTCACACGCTGTTATACCTTTTGATAAAGCAATATTAACGGTTGGTGATGTTGGTGTACATGCATGTAATGGTTCAAATGTACAACGTATTGATGAAAAAATTCCACAAGAAATATTTACTATTGATAAACGGCAAAATAATGCAGTCCGTGTAGCAGGTATTCGAGACTATGTTGCAGAGTTAGCTATATGGGCATATCCTTCTTCAAATAATAGTATTGTGAATAACCAAGATTTTCCTGATAAATTACTTATTTATAATTATGTGAATGGAACCTGGGCTCGTTGGGATGATTCATTTACGGCTTTTGGATATTTTTACCAAAAAACTGATACCATATGGCAAGAAATTTTTAGTACCTGGGTAGAATATGACGCTACGTGGGATGCTGCAGTTGAATATCAACAAAATCGCAATATCGTTGCAGGAAATCAAGAGGGATATGTCGTAATTCTTATTCAAGATTTCGATGTCAATGCACAGTCGTTAACGGTTACAAATGTTACAATAGCAGGAAATACAGCAACGTTTACCGTAATTAATCATAATGTTAATCCAGATGACTTTGTCGAGATATTAGACCTTAATGGTATAACGGGATTTATAATAGGAATTTACCAAGTTAATACGATACCATCAGCAAATACGTTTACCGTCATTGTCGATGGTTGGGGTGGCGCTTATACGGGTGGAGGAACGCTTTTTAGAGTTTCTCGTATTGATATACTTTCAAAGCAATGGAACCCTTTTATTAGTAATGGTCGCAGCCTGTATATTAATTACATAGATTTCTGTGTACATAGAACCTCCGATGGCCAAATTACCGTCGATTATTTTTCTTCAGGAAGTAACTTAGATCTTGTTCCTGAGGCGGCAGCTTCAGGTGCACTTTTAGGAACTAATGTGCTTGAAACAAGGCCTTATGCAACAATACCTTTTGAACAAACACAAGAGAGATTGTGGCATCGAGTCTATTTCCAGACTGATGGAACATTTATTCAAATACGTATTTATTTAAATGATGAACAGATGGTAGACGCCAATTCTTCATTAACTGACTTTACACTCGAAGCTTTAATATTAGCAGCGCAACCCTCAAGTTATACATTGGATCTCTGATGGAAACCGTACAAGAATTTGGGCTTTATTTACCCAGTACCTATACCTTTGATGTAGCACGACTTCAAGAAGTAGATGTAACGTCACCCGAGTTTAAGGAACTTTTAGTTCGGTTATACCAAAATATTAATAACATGATTCTGAGTATCAATATGAAAGAATCAGCGTTATATGATAACACGAATGAATTTGTCACGGGAGCAGTGTATTATCCGCGTCCGGGACTTACCTCAACAACACAACAAGAATCTGCATTTCGTCAAGAATATAGAACTACTATTGATTTTGGTGCATTACCCAATGCGGGAAATAAAAATGTAGCCCATGGTATTGTTTTTACGTCACAAATGACGTTTACCCAAATCTATGCAACAGCAACTGATACTACGAATCTCCAAGCTATACCTATACCCTATATTGATGCTGGATTAGTAACAATTCCTCCTCCAACCCTAACGCCTAGTCCTTTAGGAGATATTCAAATATATGTAGATGCTACTGACGTCTGGATACGAACAACAGCAAATCTTACCAACTTCGATCAATGTATTGTAGTATTAGAATATCTAAAATTTTAGGAGAGTATGATGCCAAGAAGAACCGCTAGACAGATAAGGGGCGAGCAAGATTATCAAAGGAGATTACGAGAGGCTCAACAAGCACAACAACAAAGAGCCCAAGTTCCTGCAACAAGACCGACGACACCACCAGCATTTGTACCAACAATGTTTGGTCCAAAAACGGAAACATTACCAACGGGAATGATAAAGCAGTTTCCTCGATTTACACCCCAACAACAAGGTATACAACAACAATTTCTTAACCAATTAATGCCTCTCTTACAACAACTTTCTCAACCATCTGATATATCAAATCTTATTTCACAAAGAAAAAGATCGTTTGAAACTGAAACTATACCTTCTTTAATGGAAAGATTGGGTACAGGGCCGACAGCACAAGCACAAAGATCAAGTGCATTAGGTGGAACTTTAGGTGCAGCAGGTTCAGGATTAGAACAAGATCTTGCCGCATTACAAACACAGGCAAAACTTTCTGATTTAGGGCGATTACAAAAATTATTCGGTGGTCTTGGTGGCTTTGGATTTGAACCACAATATGACAGATCATTTTTTCCAAGTAAGCCTGGATTTGGAGAGCAGTTTGGTAGTAGCTTTGCATCAGGCCTAGGTGGTGGTTTAGGTGGTTTAATGGGCGCACTTCCTAGAATGCTAGCTGGTTTATTTTTTTAAGGAGTAACGATGGCTTTACCATTATTTTCACAGGAAGAGAATCTTGCTGAAAAATTAGGACGTAGACTAGGAACTGGACTGCAACAAAATACAGGATTTGGATTGGGTGGTGGTCTTCAACAATTAGCACAATCAAATCTTGATCGTATGCTCGGAAGACAAAATTATTTTCAACAAAACGTTAATCAATTACTTAAAGATTTAGGAATTCCTACTCAAGAGGCTCCAACTTCTTTAATGACTCCAGAATATACTTCTAATACACCAGTAAGCGCAAAGGATGTACAAGAACTTAAGAAAAAAAGCACCGCTCAAATACCAGCTTTAACTGCAAAAGAACAACAAGAAAAAAAGAAACTTGAATCTGCCCAAGAAAAGTTAAAGAAACAGCAAACAAAAGAAGAACGTACAGAGCAACATCTTATAAATAAAGAAACACAACCATTTTATGATGAAGTTAGTGGTGAGGCAAAAGCTGCTAAGAATAATTTAAAACGTCTTGATAGAATGGAAAAACTTTCTAAAGAAGGAAATTTAGGAATTCCTGCATTTAATGCATTATTAAGAACTGTAAGTAAAGGTATATTTGGACTTGGAATAGATTTATCAAGTCTTATGACTGCAGATGCACAAGAATTTGAAAAATTATCAACCGACTTCTTACGCGATGCGAAAAAAATATTTGGTAGTCGTATTACTGATGCAGATCTTAATGCATTTCTTAGAACGGTTCCCTCATTAGCACAGTCACGTGAAGGTCAATTAAGAATAATTCATAATATGCGTCAAGCTAATAGGGCTTCCGAATTAAGAAATAATATTATGAATGATATCATTAGACAAAATGATGGGAAAAGACCTGCAAATCTTCAATTATTAGTAGAAGAAAAAGCTGATCCGCAACTTAATGCGCTTGCTGAAGAATTTGAAAAAACTCGTCCTGCTGATATGAGACCAACGAGTATATTAGGAAATATTCCTCGTCTTGGTGAAGGTCTTTTATGGTATTAATCTAAGTTTTCTATTACAATAGAGCGCAAACCATCCATATGGTGTTAAATAAAGTGCTAGATAAAATAATACATAAGCAGAATAGAATAAAAGTAATATTGGCCAAAAAATCACATAAAAACAAAGTGATAGCAACCAGTTATTTTTTTTCATAGTAATATTCCCCTAAAGATTTAAGAAATTATATTTTTCATCAAAAAATATAATCAATTTGTAAAGTAATAGTGGCCAAAAAAGTATATAAAGCATTATTTTTAGTTTTTTGTTCATCACAAAATCCTTATGATAAAAAGTGTTATTCAACGCTTATTATCTACTCTTTTTAAGGATATATTTTTCTTCTAATGTGATTGTTATTATAGGAAAAATTATAATTACTATGAAAAATCCATAATAAAATATCGTTGTCCAATATCCCCACTCAGGAATATCTGCCTTTTTTAATTCACTACAAATTATCCACGATATATCGTGTAGCATATTTTTTATGTATTAATTCCCTTTTCATGAGCAACCTTATATAGGTTGAAGTTTTTAGCTTTCTTTTTTTAGCCATTTTTTTAAACATCATTAAAAGAGCTCTTGATATACGTATATGCACTATTTTGTCTTTGTTTTTTATGGTGTCCATATACTTCTTTCATTCTTATGTAATTTCTTAATATATTTCAAAGTAATAGTAGTTATATAGTATAATTGTATACCTTTTTGTATATACAATCAAGGGGAGATTTCTATGGCAGTAAATCTACAGCCTAATGTGGTTTATGGTACAAGTGATGATGCTATACTAGTCTTACCTATGCCTATACAGGCGTTGCGGGATCCTACTACACTTGATAGAGCTCCCTTAGGACAGGTATGGATTAATAAGACGGCAGGAACTGCATTTTTATTAACAAAAGTTGAAAATAATATATCAACGTGGGTTAATCAACCTGGTGGAACTGCTGCTTTTAATAATTTAACAGTGAGTCCAGGGCCCGTATCAATGACCTCTACCCTTACCACCATTACCGGATCAGCAGATGTAGCTCAGGTTATTTATCTGCACGCTAATGGTGGTACCTCTGAAACTATTGATATTCATTCGGATCAGGGAACTGGAGTAGCTTCTATTAATGTTCACTCTGATGTTGGTGGCGTAACTATAGCAAGTGGATTAGCTTCTGCTGATGCTATCAATATAACAGCAAGCAATGCTGGTGGTGGTATTGATATAGATGCAGGAACAGCTGGTATTATTGCTGATACAACAGGAGCAATATCACTTGATGCGGCAATGGCATCTAATATTACAACAACAGGTGCTGGTATTGATCTTACACTTAGTTCTGTTGGCGGCTCTGTGGTAGTTACTTCAAATGAAGCTGTAGCTACAGCGGTTACTGTTTCAGCAACGGCTGCTACGGGTAGTGTAACAATATCAGGTGGCGGCTCAATAATTCTTGATACAGTAACTGTAAATGGTGAAATTCAAATAGTAGCAGGAACTAATAGTGCTGCAGGTGCTGCTATAACCCAGGATACTTATACTGGTGTAGTAACCCTTACAGGTCTTGTAACAGGAGCGGGCGCCACTGCAGATATTACCGTTACGTGTGCCAAAGTATCAGCTACTTCTGGTGTTCTTGTAACTGCTGCAAACTTAGGTGCTAATGATGCTCAAATGACCGTTACTCGAGTAACTCCTGGAGCTGGAAGCTTTGTTGTGCGACTTACTAATAATGGTGCCGCTGCCTTAAATGGTAACCTTATTCTTTCATTTATCGTTCTTTCTTAAGGAATTACTATGGCTAAAAAAAAACGTGCAACTCCGGCTAAAAAAAAGATGCGTGCATTTATTAAAGGGCGCATGGAAGATTTTAAAGAAGGCAAAATGCATTCTCGTAAAAAAAAGACGGGTCCGTTGGTCACACGTAAAGAACAAGCTCTTGCAATTGCTTTATCGGAAGCCCGTAAAAAGGGTATGCCGGTAAAAGGAAAGAAAAAAGTAAAGAAAGGCTCAAAATGAAAAAAAAATCATCTATTTCTACTTCGCCAGGGCTACGAAGAACAGGAAAAAAAGTACGTGTAGCCAAAGGGGTTTCTCTTCCAAAAGGAAAGGAGATCAAATTACGCACAAAACGTGGTGGATCTTCTACGGGAAGATACAAAAATGTCTCTCCTAAGAATTTTGCAGGAAAATCAGGTGGTACTAGCCCTTTTAGTTTTCCTATTAATACGTTGGCTCGAGCACGAAATGCGTTAGCTAGGGCTCATTTTGCACCAGATCCTGCAGGTATACGAAAAGCTGTATACAAAAAATATCCACAATTGAAAAAAAGAAAATAAGAACGATAAAAATAATAATACCAAAAGGAATTGGATTTATGGAAAAGAACTTTCGAATTGAAATAAAGGTTAAAAGAGACGATAGGGAATATGTTTTTTGTATGCCGTATGGTTCGTTATATGGTGAAGCCTATGACGTTGCGTATGAAATGCTTAAAGAAATACTCTCTATGGCTCAAGAATCAGCTAAACAAGCTGAGCGTAAAAAAGATACCGAAGGAGATTCTCATGGCAGCCAGTGATTCATTACGACTTGTAGCACTACCATTAAGAACTTTAGCTTTTGGTGCAATAGGAGGAACATTTACCTTTGTTGGAGTTGTAGCGGGAGATTCTATCTATATTCTGAAGGTAGATAATACCACTAATCAAGATCTTATCGGATCATTATTTGGAGCCCAAGATGATTTTTATCTTCCTTCAATGTCTGGCATGATCATCGATGTCACTGCAAATAAAACAAATAATGCTCAAGGATTATTTTTTCCAGCTAATGTACGATTTGCTGTACGTCATCAGGGTGTAGCCCCTACGTCCGGTACTGTAGCAGTAACATATATGGTAGGCGATTAGGAGATACTATGTCACAGATTACACATTATGGCACAGGAACGGTAACTCCTCCCGTTCTTACCTTAACAGGAAATGCTGGTGGTGCAGTCGGTCCTAATGGCGCTGGTAATATTAATACGCTTGGTGGTAATAATATTACTTCAACAGGAAATCCTGGAACAAATACGCTTACTTTTAGTGTTACCGGAACAACAAACCATTCTTTGCAACTTGGCAATGCTACTGGATCATTAACTTCTCTTGGTGTAGCAACAAATGGACAATTACCTATTGGTTCAGTGGGAGTAGATCCTGTATTAGCTACGCTAACACCGGGTACAGGAATCGCTATAACAAATGGTGCTGGATCTATTACTATTGCAGCTACAGGAACTACAACTCTAAATTATATGCTCGTTAATACAACACCCTATGTCGTAGCTGCTAATGATGATTTCCTAGGAGTTGATAGTTCAGGTGCTCCTATTACCGTACAATTACCCAATGCACCATCAACAGGAAGAGTATTTGTTATAAAAGATATAACTGGATCTGCTGCAGGAAATAATATTACGGTAACAACAGTAGGTGGCGTTGTGTTGATTGATGCCGCTGCAACGTTTGTTATGAATACAGCCTATCAATCAATTCAAGTACTCTTTAATGGAACTCAATACTTTGTGTTCTAAGGAAAAATAATGGCATATAAACGAATAAGTCCCATGCCTATTGCAGAAGGTGGAACGAATACTACAAGTTTGGCAACTACCGATGGCACAGTATATTTTAATGGCACTTCATTAGCAACCACAGCAACAGGAACTTCGGGTCAAATCCTTACTTCAAATGGCGCTGGATTTGCTCCTACGTTTCAAACATTTGGTGGCATTGTTGTTACAAGCTATACCTCTAATGATACCTGGAGTAAAAATGCTAATACCATCTTTGTTCAAATATACGGATGGAATGGTGGTTGTGGTGGTGGGTCAGGAAGACAGGCAGCTTCAACCTCATCAGGTGGAGGCGGTGGTGGTGGTGCAGGCGGAAGCTTCTACTATGAATCACCAGCACATTTTTTTGCTAATAGTGAATCGGTAACAATTGGCGCTGGTGGTAATGGCGGAGCAACACAAGCAGGAGCTAATACTAATGGAAATACTGGTGCTGCTGGTGGTACTACTACGGTAGGAAATATAGGCGTTCAGAATGGTGGATTAGGAGCACTTACAAGCGCAGGTGGTACTACTACAACGGCAGCTGGTGGTATTGGTGCATTTTCATTAAAAGTTATAAATGAACTCTTTTTATTACAAGGTGCCACGGTAGCTGGAGGCTCAGGAAGTAATGCTGCTCCATCTAATCCAATAGCAAGTGGTGCATCAACAACCAGTAATGACTCTGGCTGGCAAGCAACCTATGCTCTATCACCCACAGGTGGTGGTGGTGGATCAGGCGCTGATTCAGTGACCATACGTCAAGCAGCTAATGGAGGAAATATTGTTCTGCCTAATAATGGAAGTACTATTCTCGCTGGTGGAGCTGGTGGTATAGAAAGTGGCACTATTAATGGCACCCAAGGAAATCCAGGCCTTAGTGTAAGCGGTGGTCGTCTCACGGGAGGAACTGGTGGTGGTGGTGGTGGCGGTCAATCAGCAGGAGCTTCAGCTGGAACTGGCGGCACGGGTGGATTACCTGGCGGCGGCGGTGGTGGTGGTGGCGGATCACTCAATGGAACAACGTCTGGTGCAGGAGGTCAAGGTGGTGGAGGACAGGTCATAATCATAGAATTCTTAGGATAACCTATGCGTCACGCAATAATAGATAGTAAAAATTTCGTCGTCAATGTCGTTGTATATAATCCTCATAGTACATGGGAGCCACCAAAAGGATGTTATATCGTTCCTTCTGAAGTTGCTGATGTTGGTGATTGGTACGATAAAGAAAGTAATAAATTCTTTAAACCAGAACTTATTACGTAAGGAGTAACTATGGCTTCTACTAATAGAGCTAAAAGACTGTCTGGTATAAATACCCTTGCCTATTTGGGTATTGAACCCATAACAGCTCCGTTACTTATTGTAAAATTTAATAATGAAATACCAACGACAGATGATCGCGTAGGAAACCAAATAGGTGCTCTATGGATATCTATGAATACTGCAGCTGGTTCTCCTAATGCTCGAATATTTTTTCTTACTCGTTTAGATGGCTCTGGTCCTTCCGGCATTGCAACTTGGACTGAGGTACAAACTGGCGGTACAGGTCCTGGAGTTGATTTTGTTACAACTGATGATGGTAATACTGCTATTCCAGTTTTTGGTAATCTTAATGTATTTGGTGGATTAACGGATCGTGGCGGTATCAATGCACTCAATATGACTACCTATAATGATCCTGCTGGTTCAGATAATGTATTTATAGCGCTTCAAGAATCTATATTTCTTCCTGATACCACTGATATCAATAATGGCGTTATAGGACTTGGTGGTACCGCTGATGGTAATAGATTTATGCATAATTTTGGAGCTGGAGGCGGTGTTGATGATAATACATTTGTTGGTTTAGGATCAGGAAATTTTACCTTAACAGGAACTAATTCAGTTGGTATTGGTGATAGAACACTTCAATCATTAACTACGGGCGATAATAATACTATTGTTGGATCTGGAGCAGGATCTTCTATAAATACAGGAAATAGAAATGTCTGTATTGGTGGATTAGCTGGTTTCGCATTGAGCTCTGGAGATGATAATATTGCTATTGGCGATGGAGCTTTAGTTTCTCAAACAACAGGTAGCCAATTAATAGCTATAGGAACCGATGCTCTTTCATCAATAAATAATACCTCTGTACGACTTACTGCAGTAGGCTATCAAGCCTTAAATCTTGCAGATGCTGCATGTGATAACGTAACTGCCTTTGGTTGGCATGCTGGATTTAATGCAGTAACGGTTAGTTCTTCAGTATTTATAGGTGAAAATGCGGGAGCTAGCGCCTCTGGAATTAGAAACACATTTGTTGGAGTAGAATGCGGATCATCAGGATGTAGTGGTACTCAAAATACTGGTGTTGGAGCGGATGCCTTAAGAGCTCTAACAAGTGGATTAAATAATACTGCTATGGGAAGAAGAGCCCTTTTTGCTTTAACTACAGGAAATAATAATGTTGCAATAGGACAAGAAGCAGCAGCATCAGTAAGCACAGGACAGGGAAATGTTGCTATCGGAACATTTGCATTAATTGCATCAACAGTTTCAGATAATATAGCTATTGGAAGAAGTGCTTTATTAAATTCATCAACAGGAACACCTAATGTAGCTATAGGAACACTTGCATTGGGAGCTGCAACTACATCTTCTAATACTATAGCTATCGGATATAGTACTGGTGCTTCTATTAGTACAGGATCAGAATCAGTATATATTGGTAGTAATACAGCCCCATTACTGACAACAGCTTCAGCTAATGTTGCCATTGGATTTCAGGCAATGCTTAATACACCTGGTAACTCTTCATCGAATGTAGCAATTGGTTGGAATTGTATGGCGTTAGGAACTGGCCATTCATCAGCAGTTGCTATGGGATTTAATGCTGCAAATGCAGGATCACTTAATACTTCAGTTGTAATAGGATTTAGAGCTAATGAAACTGGTGTTGGTACTCAGACTGGTGGGGTTATTATAGGTTCACGTGCGGGTTTATCATTAAATGCTAGTCAGGATGTTGTTGCTATTGGTAGAAATACTCTTCAGACTGGGACAAATTTAAATGGTGATGTTGCAATTGGTCGTTTAGCTTTGGGATCAATTAGCACTGGAACACCGAATGTAGCGGTTGGATTTCAGGCATTAGAGTTTATAGCAACTGGTGCTAATAATATAGCGCTTGGCACCAATGCCGGTGTTAGTTTAACACTTGCAGACTCAAGTAATATTTGTATAGGTAATACCGGAATTGTTGGTGATAATAATACTACTCGTATAGGCACTGCCGGTGCTGGAGCTGGACAACAGAATAAATGTTTTATTGGTGGTATCCGTGGTATTACAACAGGCGTAGCTGATGCCATAGCGGTTCTTATAGATAGTGCGCATCAATTAGGTACCGTATCATCCTCTGCTCGCTACAAAGACAATATCCAAGACATGGATGAAGAATCTTCTCCTGTTATGGAGCTTCGTCCTGTTACGTTTACGTATAAAAATGATGATCAGAAGCGTATGCAGTACGGTCTTATCGCTGAAGAAGTAGATAAGGTTATGCCACGGTTAGTGGTCTATGATGAAGAAGGATTACCACAATCGGTTCGTTATAACGATTTACCACAATTATTATTGAATGAACTTAAAAAATTAGAAAAAAGAGTTTCTCATTTGGAACGGCTCTGTGATACCTGCAAACATATCTGTTAGGTGATCATTACTCCAATTCCTCTCTTTATATATCCGATGGTTTAAACTTTCCATCGGATATATATGTAATCACAGGGCGGAGTTAGTGTCCTGTGATAAGTGATGTAGTACCAGTCTTTGCATAAGCTAATCCTGGCATGGTAGTAATGTCTATAGAATGAGCAGTATGTATGATACAATTAATACATATTGCATTGTAAATAGGATATTTTTTTATGCGTTCAGCATCAATAGTATTATTAGTATTTATTTCGGTATATGTAGTTATGTTTATACTGAGATTAGCCATCTGTTTATCTACTGACTTAAACATAGAAAATGTTGTAAAGCTATAACATAAAAAGAATATACAAAATATTTTATTCATAGTATCTTTGCTAACTCCTTTAATTCACGGATCAGGTTTATAGATAATTCTTCTGCTTCTCGAGAATTATAGCTCCAACTAACACCATGGTCTATTCGTGCTATCACTGATTTATTATTACGTACGTCCATAATATCTATACGCATAATATTCATAAAGGGATGTACCAATGAAGGTGCTCGTACAACACCAGCACGTCCCAGAACACTATAAGAAATATCGCCATCATGTAAGAAGCTGAGAGTAACTTTTTTTTGCCATATCATATCTAAATAACTACTATGATCTTTTTCAATGGTAATAAGTATACTATCAAATCCTCGAGGATACATGTAATGCAATGGTGCTGTTCTAGGAACTCCTTGTTCTGAGAACGTGGCTAATATACACTGAGTACCTTGTTGAAGTATTTCAAAAAGATCTAATGGCAATTGCATTCCTATTTTTTTTGCCATACAAAATCCTAACCTGTGACAAAATGTCACACATTATTATTCAGTTTTTTTCTTTCTTGATGCTACATTTGCTCTAATTTTTTGCAATACCTTAATATAGTAATCTTTTGGCATATCGGCTATTTTAGTTATATTGAAATTTTTAAGTAATGACTCGGCAATATCAGTATGTTCACCAATTTCGAACATAATATTCTGTACTTGTTCTGAGGTTACTTTTTCATATTCTTTGGTAACAAGCGGTGGACGGGCCTGCTGCTTGCGTTCTTGTTGCACAGCAGCATTCCCGTCATCATCTTCGTCCTCGGTGCAAACACCTACTAACGCCGCATAGGAGTACCTTTTTACATAGGAAATATAGCTTCCCTTTGAATGTATATCTTCTTTAGTAGGGCTTACTTGCATAATACATGATACCCATTGACCAGATTCATGGATAAGTTTTGTCTGAATAGAAGATCCATGTTTGTCGCAGAAAATAAGCTTCTGTACTACGGATATTTTATTTTTAGCGAGTGAGCTACGTGAGGCAGTAACTACTTCAGTAAACGAAGCATATTTCGATTTAAAGAAAGGATTTACACTTTTGGCTGCTGCGGTATGCATTTCACCCTGAGCTTGCGCCAGAGCACCGCCTATTGCATTTATTTCAGTACTTTCATAAGGACCGAGGCAAATACATGTATGAGTTCTTAAGATATAGTTTTTTATATCTTGTATGTCTGCTATAAGTTTATTGACATCCATTACTCATTCTCCTTAATAATATTGTGTGCTTCTAATAACGTATCTGTATCTTCTTGGATAAATTTATAGTCATAAAAATCAAATTCTATTTCATGGACTAATTGTTTCATGGTATCGAGATTAAGATCTTGATTTTCATCATGGAGAGCTAATTGTGCTCTTAGTTTTGAGAGTAAAGCACGTAATCTCCAGGTCTCATTACTATCGTGCGTTACAAATTTTTCTATTTTTTTCATGGTATAACTCCTCTACACATACTACGATCTAATCACTCTATACCACTATACCACTATAATTATAGAGCGTCAAGTTTTGTATATACAAAAAAGTATACAGACTTAAAAAGATAAAAAAATAATGCGATAAATAGAAAATTGTTCTATAATTATCGCATTAAAATTTTTTTAATTGGACGTGCCTAGAAAACCGCCCAATTATATGAAAAACCCAGGAAAACAACGGTATGAAATCCCAAGGAAAACAATGGTAACGGAAAATAAATTACAAAGCAACAAGAATCTACACAAACCAAAAATATCTAATCTGCATGATGTAGATCATCTAAAATCATCATTGTCTCATCACACGTATAAAGGACTTGTAAGAGTAGCTAATCATCTTGCAGGTATGGGTAATTCTTACAAAAAGATACATCCTTCTATTTATACTATTTCACGCGCTGTTGATCTAAGTGAAGACCAGGTTATAAGAGTATTACAAGAAGGTGAGAGATTGGGATTATGGACGATAACTCACCGTAAGAATTTTCATCAAGCTCGTAACAAGTTTGGTATTTTAAGTAATCTTTATACACTCAATCCAATTTTCTTTGATATGAATTGGCGTAATGCTATGAGTAGTATATTTACTGCTCTTAAATATCTTCCCCTCACTATTTTATTAATTACAACAAGTATTTTAGCAACAAATCATTCTCCAAACCTGCAATCAAGCTTCAGATCAAAAGATACGGGTATAGATTTAGATTATTTTAGTTATATTAAAAAGCAAAATGCATATCGCATGCGCGCGCGAGAAGAATTTGCTATTTGTACTTCGTACTCAAAAAAAGAGAACTCACAAATCAGGGAGAGACTGATAATGAACGATGTGGGTGTATTGTATGACAACACCGTATTTTCTGAGACGGTTCGTAAGGCAGGCAAAGAGTTGACGATGAGCTGTGCAGGGATGTGTAGCATATCGTCATTCAATGACATGGTAATCAACGTTGCATTGAAGCGCATAGCGACGTATTCCAAAACAATCCAGAACCCGTTTGGGTTATTCATAAGCATATGCAATCAAGTCTCCAAGGAGATGCGAATACCCGTTAAGCATAACAAAGCATATGCATTGGCTTCTCAATTTGATATAAAACTTGGCAAAGAAGCAGCAGTTCTTGAGGGAGGTAATAAACCCATCGTCCGCCGAAGCTTTAGCGAAGGAGGAAAAGAACCACAACAATGGGAACACGTAAAACTACCAACAACTGCCAACAGACGTTTTGCATCAACGCATAAAGTTCATGTACTTCCCCTTGAAGATCTTCGATTAAAAAATCCTTCAATTTCCATAGTTGCTGTCAAGCAATTAGGTGGGGGCATGGTAGAAGTTCAACACCACCATGACATTGAATGGCGAGAAACAACCCAGGAAGAACGAGATACATGGCTCAAAAAACAACAAGAATTTATTGCGCTAACTAACAACCCATTCTCGCGATTTATACCACTTAATCCCCCCATTTCTTGGAAGGGTAATCTCATTTCGCCTGCATTTAAATTTTATCACATTGATCAGGACAATGTTCTGCACGATCCAGAATCATTGAAGTTGGGATGTAAATTATGCGATAAAAAGAGTGTGTCCACCGCAGCTTTAGCGAAGGTGGAAAAGATATGCTAGGATACGTTAAAAAAGGGATTCGGTATGCCAAGAAATCCTCATCGCTATCCTCACACACCGGAAGGATTAGCAAAAAAAGAGAGAGATATGACAAAAAATTGCCAACCGGTGGGTCTTGGGCAACATTCGCATAGCAAATTATTTACAAGGGAGAAATTTTTGGAAGATAGGAAAAAACAAATAATCGAAGAGAAAAAAAATACTGAAAAGGCCCGAAAGGGTGTTAAAAAAGGCAGAGGAGATGGGTTACGCACAGAAAGCAACATCAAGAACATGTCACAAATGCTGTTAGAATATTCTATGGACCTGGAGAATTTAGATGTTCATGGATTTTTGCGTAATATTGCACTTAGTCCACGTAAATTTTATCAAATGATGGAATCTGACCCTATTCTTGCAGATGCCTATGAACAAGCTAAATCTAACTTTTCCTATAACAATCTTAAGATATTAAAACGCAAGTTAAATACGGTTGCGTTAAGTAAATATGCAAGCCTCCATTCATCCTATTCTGAACCATTGAGGGCTGAGCGTAAGAAAGATAAGGAATTTGAGCGTAGGCTCGACATTAAAATACACCAGGAACTTCAGGAAGAGCGGAAGAATAATCCGTTACCATTACCGGAAGTTAAAGTACAGGTTAGTTACGAATGATTATCTTAGGAGTAGATCCTGGTACTTTATGTGTGGGATTTTGTGTGCTTGATGAGGATAATACTGTAACGCGAATGCCGAAGATACTAGAGTCTGGGGTACTTAGTCTTAAGCGTACTGCATTACTCCAAACAAGATTAGGGTTAATATATGATAGTTTTCGTGACATTATTGAGCGCTATGAGGTTGACCTTATTGCACTTGAGACTCCATTTCTTGCTAAGAATCCTCAAGTATATTTAAAGTTGGGGTATGTAAGGGGAATTCTTTACCTTTTGTCGTATAATTATCAATGTACTCTGCGTGAATATGCACCATCGGAAATAAAGAAAGCTATTGTGGGGGTTGGGAGTGGTAGTAAGGAGGATGTTGCTTTTGCTTTATGTAAGATATTCCCTGCGCTACGTAATGCGGTGCAAGTTGGAATAAAAAATGATATTACTGATGCATTGGCTATAGGAGTTACTGGTCTATGGAAGAAATGAAGGTAGACGTGTCATCCGACGTAGCGAATGTGGAAACCAAGATTCGTTTAGAAAAGTTTAAAGCAAAAGCATATCAGATTCCTTTACTTAATGCATTATTGAAAGAAAACAAGAAACGGTTATTAGCAATCTGGCCACGGCGTGCCGGGAAGGACATATGTGCCTTTAATGCGCTCTTTTTCTGTTCATTGAAAAAGGTTGGGCTTTATGTCTATTTATTGCCTACGGCTGCGCAAGCGCGTAAAGTAATATGGAATGGCATTACGATTGATGGGACTCGTATCTTAGATTATATACCTCCCGAGCTTATGAAATCTAAGCATGAGCAAGATATGAGACTTCATTTAATTAATGGATCTATTATCCAGTTATCGGGATCTGATAATTATGAACGCTTACTGGGTATTAACGCCCAGGGAATAGTATTTTCTGAGTATGCGTTACAAGATCCGCGGGCATATCAATATCTACGGCCGGTTTTAACAGCCTCTGACGGTTGGGCGTTATTTATTTCTACGCCGCGGGGCAAAAATAATCTCTATTCTATGTATCAAGTAGCTAAAGAATCTCCTGAATGGTTCTGTTCTCATCTTACTGTTGAAGATACCCAACACATTAGTTTGCATGATATTCAAAAAGAAATTCACTTGGGTGAAATATCAGAAGATTTAGCAAAACAGGAATATTACACCTCATTTGAGATGGGTGTTGAGGGTTCGTATTATGCGAAGTACCTTGATGCGTTATCACTGAATAGCCAAATAGGGTATGTTATTTGGGAGCCTTCTCATCCTGTGTTTACCGCATGGGATATTGGGGTACATGATAGTACGAGTATTGTGTTTTTTCAGGTTATAGGGCAAACAATACGCTTTGTGGATTGCTATGAGAAAAATAAAGAGGGATTAGAGCACTATGTAAAAATTGTTCTTAATAAACCGTATACCTATGCAAAACATTTTGCACCGCATGATATGAAACAGATGGAATTTGGTTCTGGTATGACGCGCTGGGCAAAGGCCTATGACTTAGGAATAACTTTTACGGTGGTTGATAATATTCCTCTTGTTGATGGTATTGAAGTTGTTCGAAGTAATTTACCCAAATGCTGGTTTAATGAATCGACGACGAAGCCTTTATTAAAGGCATTAGAGAATTATCGTCAGGAATATGATCCGAAGAGAAGCGTATATAAGGGTAAGCCGGTCCATGATAAATGGAGTCATTATGCGGATAGTATGCGCTATGCAATGTTAGGTATTCGCTATGCGCGCAAAGGAACATCGCCCGAGGAGTTGGAAAAGAGATATCGTGATGCACAAGTCGATAAATATGATTATGAAAGGGGTTAATAATGGATACTAACGAACTATTAAAAATTATAGGTGAAAAGATTAGTGATATACAGCATCAGATTACGATTCTTGATGAAAAATTAACTATCATTCGTGATGATATCGATAAACGTTTTGATGGTATCGATAGTCATATTAATGCTAGCAGGGAAAGTGTCGAAGAACACCTTGATGGTGTTGAAGGCTTCATAGAAAATCGTTGCGATGACATTGAAAAAAAGTTAGATGATTTAGAATGCAACTTATAGACGGTCCCTTGTAAGGATAGAGTTGAGAGGAGTTATATGGATTTTACATTTAGTATGTTTGTGCTTTCTTGTGGGTTTCTTATTGGGTCGTATTTTATTTATTGGCATATTGAGAGCATTATTACTGATCGTTGTGTTTCTTTATTGCACGACATAGAGTCTCTTTTTGATGCATCAAAATCATTGCTGCGTAAAGATTTTGATGCCATGCGCGAATCTCTTGAAATACTTAAGAAAGATTATGGTAATGTGATGGATGTGGTATTAGAAGAAGTTAAAAACAATAATTCCAAAGCTTTAGCTAGCGAGGAACATACTACTCCTCCTAAACCAGCGAGAAAAACTTCTATGAAAGTACATCCTCGGCGTAATATTATACAAAACGAACACGAAAAAATTTCCTCCGATGATGGTGATTAACCCATCTTCTTCCTACTCCTTTTTTAAGACCGGTATTCCTTTCTTTGCCGGTCTTTTTATTTATCATCTTTTTCCTGTCCGCTGTAGCTTTAGTGAAGGAGGAATGGTATATTTCTTATAATCCTTTTTTTGCTTGACCTTACTAGGTCGGTAACAATAGAGCTGCCTATCACTTGCATAGTAGGCAGCTTTTTAAATTAAAAATTTGTTAATTATTATATTTTTATTTATAGTATGCATACTATGATTATTCATAGAAATTCCTTAATAGCCGGTTGTTACACCGGCTACCTTTTTTAAATTATTTCATTTTTAAATTGTTGCATTTTTCACTACAATTCGTAAGTGAAATCCTTTTTTATGTCTCCAGTTTGTCGGCACCTATCCACCGTAGCTTTAGCGAAGGGGGAACTGTCTACAATTTGTCGACACATCATTTAGTATACCATAATCATTGTCTGGCTGAGTCATGGACTTTTTCCCACAACCGTGGGATTTTTTAACTCTATCAAAATAAATGTAAAATTATATGTATATATACTAATATTCTGATATCCTTATATATGAAAGGATTATGCAATGGGATGTACCGTTCGTTCTGAATTTTTCTGGTTTGTTGTGATGATATTGACACTTCTTGGTTGGTATGGAGTAACCCACCAAGGAATGTATCATATCATTGTTTTTGTTCTTTCGTATGTTGTTACACATTTTTTATATGTGATTCGAGCTTATTTTCTCTGGTAGTGGTGTTTATGAATAGTAATATAGATCGGTATATATATCGCAAGGCAATTGTTTTTGTTTTTAAAATAATAATAGTCGCGATATATCATTCTGGATCTGCTAAGGGAGTACATCAATATGTTGTAAATTTTATTGTTCTTTGTCTTTTCGTCGATTTAGCGCGAAGTATATGGGAATATTATTTTTAAATGGATTTATATGAAAAATTATAGCAGTTATTTGTCTCTTATTGTTTTATTAATTTCATCTTCAGTTGCTTATCCTATGCTTCTTCTGAGGCAGGAAAAAAAACAGCGTCCTGCATATCTCTGTCTTAAACAGAGAAAACTTGATAAAGATCCGCTCATACCACAGGGTAAAAAAAGAGAAGGTTTTGAGCAGATTATTACCTTTGGGAAGGTGCTTGTTGATAATTCTGGTACTATTATGAAGGCAGCCCAAACCGCTGCAAGTATGGTCGTAGTTAATATTGCAAGTCAGATTGTGACGGGAAAATCATGGGGACAGATATCGCGTGAGCGACAAGAGCGGCGTGAGTATGATCATAATGATCAATACTGTCATGATGATTATGAAGAAGAAGATGTTGATGCGCCAGAAGATCGCGGTAGTACAGAAAAAGTATGTAAATGGGATGCTACAAGAGAATGTTTTATTGATCCCCAAGGAAATGTCTTTCGTGCTATTACCGGTCCTTCTGAAAAACCTCAGGATGGTGCTATATATACAGGATTTTCTCTGCCTACTCATACGACTCCGCAGACTAAGGATGAAAGTATTGTAAGTATGCCTGAGCCGAATATGCAAGATGTAGATTATGATAAGAACCCAATAGATACCTCGTGGCTTAAAGAGTTTGCGCAGAAAATATGCCCTTCTGGTAAATATGTAGTTGGAGATATTATTGCTCATGAGGAAGATAGTGGCATTGTTTTAGCAGCTACTCCGCCTATGCCTAATTTTAATCCCCAAGATCCTGAAGATGATAAACATAAAAAATCAGAGCGTATTCATAAGTTAGGTGAGGTAGCTGAAGAATCATTAGGTCATTATCTTGGTGAGCGTGCTTTAGAAAAAATTGCGGAAAGAGAATGTGAGGAAGAAGAGCACAAAAAGCATGCGAGTCATCAAAAGGTTCCTAACTATGATTCTGGTAAGCGACTCGAGAATTGGAAAAATAATCACGATGCTACACATCCAAAAGAAAAGAAAGAACCGTCAAAGTCATGGGGAAGAAGAATGGCTGAGGCACGAGAAGAAGAAAAAAGTTTAGAATCAGTAAAAGAAGAGCCTCAACAAGCGCCTATTTTGGTAAAATATGATACTAAAACACGTGATTCTGTGAGTAAAGTTATTAATAGTTATAGTGAGCCTAAGGTGCCATCTTCTACTAAGTCTACTACAAATGCTTCTACATGGGATTATGATTTTTCTAAATCTCAGAGCACTACGAGTAGTTATTCACACACTCATACAAGTTCTTCTTCGTCAACGAGCAGTCGTGATATAAGTAGAGAAGCTACTTCTATAGCTATGAGAAATTTAACGAAAGGTAAATAAAAATTGAATTGGATGCGTTACGGTACAAAATTATTAATACCGATTGCACTATTTTTATCGTTATTATTTCATGGAATGTGTGTAGCATTTTTTATTGCTTTCATAATGATATGTACACGATGATGAAGTAAGTGATTTTTTGACGGGGTTCCTGATTTTTATGATGCATATAAAAGTAGTAAATAAGGAAAAAAAGAGCAATGGCTGATAAGAAAAAAAAAGAAGTCGGTATAAGTTGTAAAATAGATGAAGAATTATATTTAGAGTTGAGATCTCGGGCTTATGAACAGCGGAGATCTCAGAAAAATATATTAGAAGAAGCGCTTCGTTTTCTTTTTTCTCATACAGAGAAATAAATTATTTGTATTCCCCTTTATTTTAATCTTAGAATGACGTCTGAGATTAAAATAAAGGAAATACGTAATGATTTTTCCTCAATTATCCCCTCAATATTATAATGAGAATAGAAGAGATATTATTGAGCGTATGGAGGCATTTTATGCTGAATCCATAACGCTCAATCAATCTTTCTGGGTAGAAGCAGATATTGATACCCGTTTTTGGTCAGGAGAAACTTCACTCTTTCAGGAATTATATCCTAACCTGCCTGCAAATAGGCGTAGGATGTTTAATTTCAACCGACTTCGTAGAATATGCAATATGATTTCAGGTCATCAACGGAGAACTCGTAAATCTATGATAGCGATTCCTGTTGAAGGTTCTGATCAAGTTACCTCGGATCAATTCTCAAAGATTCTTGCACATGCTTCAAGCACTCAAGGGATACTTGAAACGATTTCTGATGCTTTTGAAGGATCCTTAATTACCGGCATGAACTTACTTCATGTCTGGCTCGATTTTAGGGATGATCCGCTTTCAGGTACGTTACGTGTTGATAAATGTGATTATAACAGCTTTCTTGTGGATCCTTATTTTCGTAAGCATGACTTATCAGATTGCAACGGCCTTTGGAAACGGTCATACTTAACCAAAAAGGAAGTAATATCGTTAATGCCACAGTATGCTGATGAGATTGCTGGACTTTCTACGCAGGAGATGAGTCGAGATGCTAAATTTCAATATATGCCCGAGTCGTATGGATTTTCGTACAAAAACTTATTAATGTACGATGAGTTTTTCTATCGCGATTATCGTAGCACTCAGATTCTTACTGATGTTCAAACAGGTGAAACGTTAGAATGGCGTTTTGGTGACGAAGCTAAACTACGAGAGTATTTAAATACCTATCCAACCGTACGTGTTGAGAAAGTACAAGTTCCAACAGTCAGACAAGCTATTGTTGTACAAGGAAAGGTTCTGTATGATGGCCCCAATAATCTGGGTATTGATCAATATCCTTTTGTACCGGTTTTAACGTATTATAACCCACAGATTCCTTATTATTATCTTCGCGTTCAAGGAATAGTAAGAGACTTGCGTGACAGCCAGTACCTCTATTCTCGTAGAAAAGTTATTGAATTAGATATATTAGAATCACAAATTAATTCAGGATGGGTATATAAAGAGAATAGTCTTATTAATCCTAAAGATATATTCCTTTCAGGTCAGGGTCGTGGGCTTGCATTAAAACAAGAAGCACAAATGACGGATGTGCAACCTATTGTGCCGCCACAAATACCGCCATCCATGTTTCAGCTATCAGAATCTTTATCACGAGAAATATTAGAAGTTTCTGGCGTTAATGAAGAACTTTTAGGTTCGGCTAATGATGATAAAGCTGGTGTCTTAGCCATGCTTCGACAAGGTGCCGGTCTTACGACATTACAACCATTGTTTGATCGACTTGATTTTGCACAGAAGCTCTTAGGAAAAATTATTATTAAGGCAGTACAGAATAACTATACCCCAGGGAAAATTAAAAGAATCTTGAATGAAGAGCCGTCGCCTGAGTTTTATAATAGAAACTTTGGTAACTATGACTGTGTTGTTGAAGACGGCCTCAATACTGCAACGCAAAAGCAAATGCAATTTGCTCAACTACTACAAATGAAGGAACTTGGCATTGGTATTCCTGATGATCTGCTTATTGATTCTGCGCCATTACAAAATAAAACAGAGCTTATTGAAGCAGTAAAACAAGCTCAAGAACAATCATCGCAACAAGCACAACTACAAATGCAATCAGCGCTTGCTGAGCAAGAAGCGCGAACTCAATTAGCGCAAGCGCGAGCAGTGGCTGACCAAGGTCTTGGACTTGAACGAGTAAGTCGTATTCAAGAAAACCAGGCATTAGCTACTGAGCGTAAAGCTGAAGCAGAAAAAGATCATTTTGCCGCAGTATTAGATTTTGTAAAAGCTATTAAAGAACTAGAAGGTATAGATATTGGAAATCTTGAACGGTTAATTGCATTGGCCCGTGTGGTCTCACAAGAGGAGGCGCGATTAACGTCTCCTCAGAGTGAGAACATAAGCAATATGGTTAATACGTTACAAGGTTTACAACGTAATCTAGGTACGCAAAGTGTACCTAGTGAAGTAACTACACCGGATTCGCCTGAACCGGCGAGTGTTATGTAGTTAGAGGTGTATATTAAAAACCTTGTCTCCTTATGAGGGGGCATTTTCTACGAGGTGTACAATGGCTAAACGTTATTATCAAAATGGCAACGACCGTCGTGATGAATCACGTGGTATGAAGCGTTATTTTGAAAAAGAGATGTATGCGGGACCTGCAATGCGTGAACGCATGGAGTATGATTCTTCTATGATGATTCAAGAAGATCGTAGCGCAATGGCAAACCTGCCACAAAATGTTGTTTTACGTTACTATCCTGAAACTGCATACCAAAATGATAAAGTACCGGATACTATTGTTGGTGTTGATGTTCAAATGCGCGATGATATGAAACATCAGAAAAAAGGTAATTTCCCGGAGAAATATTAATGGAAGACGGATTAATCAGGAATGGAACCCGTCTACGCCAAGGCTTCGCCGGGCAAGACGGTACTACGGTGGTCAGAGTGTATGATTTACGTAATGCGTATTTCCAAGCAGGAGATCCGCGTCGTAGATTAGAACGCTTAGATAGCCGATTAATTGGTAATGATCGCACTGAGATACAAAATGTTCCTCAGTTTGCCAAAATTACCTATTTTCCAGGTAGACCTTGGAGGAGAAATTAATGCCATCCTTCCCGCGTCAAAAAAAGATGCAGAAGATAGTAAACTCCATTATTGGAAAACCAGAAAACAGTGTCAAAGTGAGAAGATCTGTGCATGAGATCGATCTTTGGCGTAGATTGAATTATGATCTTACCCGTATGATTCGATAATTAATGAAGTTAGGAAGGGATGCTCCTTAGGTCTCCCTTCCTTTTTTATGGCGAGGAAATAATGAAAAATAAAAAACCAGAAAAAATTATTAAGAAAATACGACGTCATTTAGAGGGTGATATAAAAACTTTTGAAAGTGAAAAAAAAGAGGATAAAGAACTTTTAAAAAAGATGAAAAAGAAAAAGAAGAGGAGTAAAAAATAATGAAAAAAAAACGATCTCTGTTTAGAATGTTTTATTGATTCTAAATTTTCTCGACCATTTACAAGAACATCGGTGTATATTTTTTTATTTTTATTACCTCTGGAATATATACTATGGATAATCTTCCGCAAACGATAAAAATATATGAAGATATAGGCAAGCCTTATTTTTATAAAGTAGAAGAGACTGAGAATTATATTATGTATTTTTCTATTGACTCTAAATATACAACTATATATAACAAAAATACGTATGAAATACATTATGTTGATAAAGAGCATGGATCTAATAGATTTAAAAAGGACTATATTAGCCCAAATAGGTGATATATGACTGATCGCAAGACTGTAGGCGCATTATCACAAGAGCTTTTACAAAAGCAGTTGGACACGCGTGATCCTATAGAATTACAGCGTGAAATGCAGCAGGAATATATCGATAATCTTATAGTCTGTGTTGAGAAAAATAGAGAGCATTTTAAGGGTGATTTTTATGTGGTTGTTATTACAAAAAAAGAACCACTTATGCCCAATGTTCTTAGGAATTATTTTTTTTCACGTAAATCATGCCCTACGCCCGATTATGATCAGACAGTATATAGATATAAATCTTCGTCTGAAGAGATTGAATATATATGGTGTATTCCTGACCGAGAAACATGTTTTATATTTTTAGAGAATAAAGATAAAGTTATTTTTGAAGAGACAGAGCTTTTAAAAACTATTATAGATTTTAATGACGGATTACTCTATAAAATGGCAAAAAAGTTGAATAATGAACAAGAAGATTCTATTCTTTTGGATTCATGATTTTATGGAGATATAAGATCCTACTACGCTAAAGCTACGAAGGATAAGGAGAGATATGGAAGATCATGTACAAGATGATGTAGTATCACAAGAAGCACAAGATCAAGAAGTTGAACAAGTTGAAGAAGGTGTTCAAGAAGATCAAGTTGGTCAAGTTCAGCAGCCAGCACAAGCACAAGAGTCTGAAAAAGATAGAAATTTTAGATACTTGCGCCAACAAAATGAACAATTACAAAAAGAACGCGATGAATATTATCGTGTTTTAAAAAATATAGAATCGAATCAAAAGCAAAAGCAGACTCCTGAAGAAATTAACAATCTAGGTCCTGATGATCTTGTTGAATGGAAACATGTTCAACGAGAATTAAGTAAAGTAAAAGAAGAACTTAATACCTATAAACAACAGTCATATCAATATTCAGCTGAAGCGCGGCTTAAAGCTCAATATCCTGATTTTGATAGAGTGGTTAATGATACAAGTATTGCAGCGTTACGGGAACAATACCCTGAATTAGCCCAATCATTAAATTCTAATCCTGATGTCTACTCAAAAGCTTCTGCAGTCTATACACTCGTTAAAAAATTGGGATTATCACCTTCTGATGAATCATTATTAGAACGAGCTAAGATTCAGGAGAATAGTAAAAAACCAAGACCATTATCATCTATTTCTCCCCAACAAGGAGAGACCCCATTGTCAAAGGCAAATGCTTTTGCAAATGGATTAACTAATGAGTTACGGGCGCAACTATTAAAAGAGATGCAAGAAGCTAAGAAGAAGTTATAGGAGTTAGAATTCAATGATTAAGTCTATCATCATATTCTTTATGCTTTCCTATACAAGTATATCTTCTATAAGCGAAGAAGCATTTAATAAACTTTTTGGTTCTCTTGATAATTATTGCCAGTATTGCCTTAGTACTATGAGTAATGATGAGCTCGAGCTCCTCAACACACTCTGTGATGAGAATGGTATGATATACTTCATTATTTATTTAGAAACAGTTACTCTTCAGATTCCTGTTTGCGTGAAGGATCTTTTTAAAGAACCCGATATTTTAGAGTTTGTTACTACAGTTACTGCACAATTAAAAGAACAGAATATGTACGACGATGAAATGTAAAAACATTGTAAAGAAGTTTGGTGCGTATACTATGATTGCTTGTGTTACGTATGATAAATTATTTCTCTATGATCGTGATGGAAATTTCCATTGTCTTGAGCTTGATGAAAACTTGAAATTTGCTGAATCTGAACATCTTTTATCTGCACGAGAAAAAATAGAAGATTCTTTATCAGCTTCTATTAAATTTACTGATATGCGAGAGTATGTTGATAATCTTTATAAAATTATTGATGAATATATTGCTGAAAAATATTCACAACTAGATGAATATGTCATCAACGATCCTTATGTAGAGTATTATTTTAAGAGAATACTACATATGTAAGATAAAATTTCATCTCTTTTCTTTTTTTGATGTATATCTCATAATGACCGTACGCGTCTCGTCAACGCATATCTTTTGGGGCTGTACAGTAGAATAATTATCCGAAAGTCTTATGTATGAATTGAAAAAATTAGCTCTTATATTATAGGGGTTATTATGAACCATACTCTTTTTCTTATAAGCGCACTACCGTGTTATATATTTCCTATGATGACTTCTGTCGATAAATATACTGCATATCGCATCATG